CTACAATGGAATACGACAATACTACGAATTCTAAAGACTCCGCCTATGGCGTGAGCACTGATGCTGACTCAGGTTCCCAAAAGGAACAGAAAACTGAGGTGACTGAACAAGGGGTCCAAAAACTTGTTCAGGGGATAGTTGAGGCAACCGTGGTTGCTGCAAACAACGTCCTTCAAGAAAACAAAAATAAAAATAGTCCACAGGAATCTGAAATGATTCCAGAAGACACTCAAGATGATACTCCCCTCTTGAAGTCTATCCAATTTGGTGAACTTCCTGATTGGATGATTGGTCATCAGACAGATGGTGATCGTGTCATGTACCGGGTTGTAGGCAAGAAAGAGATAAATCTTGCAAACACAAATAAATGGGTGCTTGAACAATTTGGCATTCATTCTAACCTGGACCACGAGACAAGAAGTATCTTCGTGAAAAGTGAAAGTATCTTTTCAGGCTTTCTTGTCATGAGTAAGACGCAGTGGATTATGCGTCTTCGTTTCCAGACCTATTTAGGTTTTGCCCAATTAGCCATAGTTGGGAAAACTGAAGATATAGAAGGCTGGAGATTGAACCGTCAAAGGTTTGCTCCTGTCCATTTTGGTTTTTTCAAAGGTGACTTGGTTACTGCTGAATGTTACCTCGATCATGCTGTCATTTGTCTCGTTGAATATGATTCAAATGCACATTGTACGACAACGGTGTTCAACGTTGAACAGAAAGTTCCAAAATGGTATCATTGGATGCCGAAAGATTCATTTGTATGCATCCGTTCCGACACAACAGAAGTCTATGCGAATATGTTGTGGATCGGTCCCATTCGTTTTAGCGTCCATTTATGGAAGCTAGTTAAACAGATGATGGTGGGTGAAGCCCCAAAAAATTTGTTGTATGGCAAACGAATTCTTGTGCGAAAAGAAATTGTTCTTCCTGATGTTCTTGCGATTCGTCACGAGTATTATTCAAATGGAGTTGAGATCACTCCATGTGTTGTGGCCGACACCGATGGAAAATTGGTGTATGTGGCTCCTGCCCCGTTGAATGACAATTTTGCCCGTGTTCTGGGTTTGATAAATTGGTTTTATGGTATTTTGACGCTTGTTCAATTGGCGTCTTTTGGCCTTATTTTGGACCCGGCGTTTTGGGTCCTTCGAGGCTTATCAACTTGTTCAAGCTGGTTGTATATTGCCTCTGTGTGGTTGTGTGGCCGTTTCATTGCCCGTAGATACCGCACACATCTTCAATTCGCGTGGCTTGTTGGTTTAGTTACCATAGCTTACTTGTTTTACAAGTTTGTCTTTAAAAGACGCGAGTATGAGGAAAAACATGGGAAGAATTCTTATTCCCATGAGAAAGCCGTCAAGAAAGTTGAAACAACTCTTAAGACAGTTCTGGTTGAACATGATGCTCTTAAAAAAGCGTCAGATACCACCGGATTGGTGTCTATTGCTATGCTCCTCCTTACTTCTGGAGTTGAGCTGTTGGTTGAATTGGCGAAGATGGCTGGTGTCGACTTGCCGGACAGAGTTGGCAAGAAGGAACTTAAGAAAGTATTAAAGATTGCTCGCCGAATTGGGGCTTTCTTTGGTGCTATTTCTTTGTTGACCCGTTTTATGGTCAACAGACACGCAAAACCTGAAGAGGTTAAGATTGAAGAAATCAAAGAAGATGAGGGGTTTTTCCAAAAACTTTCCGCTGCAGGCGTAAAGATTGTTGATAATACCAAGAAATCCGTGACTGGAGTGTATACTGCAGCTCGTCAAAAAGCTGATAGTGTATCGATTAGCACGTGGTTTGGCAAGAAAGCCCTCGTTTGCATTGTGATTTGTGCCGCGTGTTTGGCTGCTGTTATTATATGGATGTATCAACGTGCCGTTAGACAAGCCGCCAAAGAAGAACGAAAACTTCATTCTGTTCCTGAATATAATGCCGCAGAAGAAGCAGTTGAACTGCAGACGGGTATTAGTGTTGCGGAACCCACTGTTGTTGCAATAGCCGTTAGTGAGGCTTTAGCTGCTGACGATTTTGACAACATTGGAAAACGAGTCACCGGAGATGTTCAAGCTCAAGTTTATGCCATGCGTGACGCTCATTACAATCGCGCTGTTGAAACTGCATCTCATTTTGTTGCTCCAGAAGAAGCACAAGAATTGGTCGACGAGGTTTTGAAAGAATCTCGTAGTTCCAAGCTTCACACTCGTACCTTTAAGAGTGAGCGAACTATTGACAAGTATCGCAATCGTCAGAAGTTGAAGGGCGCTAAAATGCAACAAAACATGGAGGAACAAGATACTGTCATCAGAGGAAAGAGCGTTCCAAAACAAACTGATGATGAATATGCCGAAATGATGCTCTCTTATGCATCTGCGCCTCCTGTTACCTTTGACGATATTACCAAATATGGATTCATTCATGTATTCATACAAAACCCTAACGGGCATTGGAACATCTACAAAGGATCTCCCCGTGATCAAGATTTTTGGTTTTCAGGTGACGGGAAAACTTGGGCTGATCAAAGTTCCACTAAGCAATTGGTGGAAGAAGCCCTTGACCACCGCCGAAAGGTGTTCCTTCGAAAAGGTACAAATGTCGGTGGTCGTTACCAACTCGAAAACAAAAAGACGCCCATCGTTGGTGCCACAGCCGTTAGGCCCGGTGAGACATCTAACATTACTTTCTCGACTATGGATTTGACCCCAAAGGAAATTTTGCGACAAGTAAACAACAACAACAATCGAGGCCCTGGTGAAAAATGGGTTGTTGAAAAACATGCCCTTTATCCCGACTCGATTAAAGATTCCACCGGAATCGTTAAGAGCGAATCCACTGCTCAATGGTGTTGTGTTGGTGGTCGTGTGTTCATGAATAAACACGCCGGAATGCCTAATTCGTCAATGGCGTTCGATTATGATAAGTTCAGTAACGAACTTACTTTGACAGACGGTCACGGTAACGTGACCAAAGCCTACAAGAAGGATCTTGAATTTGACGCCGACCCCCGAGTTGATCAATGTTGGTGGTCTGCTGAGAAAATTCAGTTTCAGAAAGGTGATAAACGATGGACTCCTCCGTCAATTAAACTCAGTATGATGCCTAAGAAGACTCAAAAAGCCTTCTTCTTCTTTTATGAGGAAATTGGTTCAAATATGAAATGTATTGTGGAACCTGCATTTATCAATAATGTTCTTAATGAACGGGCCCCTAATGACATTACTGTTAATTGTCCTTCAATGACTTTTGGTCGTTCTGGTTCTGTGCTCCTGGATGAGTCCGGTCGAGCTGTTGGAATGCATGTTGGCCAATTTGGATCACAGATGCATAGTCAAAGTTTTCCCTTTGAATTGCATGGTCTTTTCAAGGATGCCGACGAAAAACGTCGATGGAAACAACGAATGGAGGATTACCTCGTTGTTCGTGAGAATATTTTCTCTGAGCAAGTCCCGGTTACTGTCCTGAAGAAGGACGACGGAAAAGAAGAGAAACACTCCATGGGAAACTCCCCATGGCCCCAATAAGCTGGGGCGAGTACCCGAGAGCTTTACGCTTTTCACCACATTCTATAGGTTCTTTTGTGGAACATGAAGCGTATAAAAAATATTTTGTCAATAAGAATCACGTTCAAGTCGGGAACTATCCGAATAAGTTTCTGACTATAAAACCCAAACTATTTGTCGATACTGAAATGGTTAAAATTATGTCTTCTATCGGAATGAACATGTTCGATGACGAAATGGGTCTGACCCAAGGTTCAGTTGAAGTCATATATAAAGATGCGAGTAAATACAACGCTCCCAATACTGCCAACATTAATTGGGAAGTCATGCATAGAGCATGTGGAATGCTGAGAAGTCAATTCTCTTTCCTCAAGGGCTTTAAGTCTCTCAGCCCACAAGAGGCAATTGCCAGGATGGACCCGACAAAATCCCCTGGTTTTCCGCATACTCTAGCCTACCCCACGAAGGGTATGGTTATATCCTACCACTATGATTGGTTGGTTTCGCGTCTTGAAAGCGCGAATAGAATGGAACCAATTCCTACGCCTATGGTGTCTACTACATGGAAAGAAGAAATTCGAAAATTGCAGAAGATATTAGAAGGCAAAGTCCGTTCTATGTGTCCTGTTTCAATTGAGACTTGTGCCTTATTTCTTATGGTTTTTGGCAGAGCCATGGATGCTGTTTCCTTAATGGATTGGCGTAAAACCGAAATGACTGTGGGTTTTAGCCCTTGGTACGGCGGTTGGGATGATTTTGCAACGTGGTTTGAAGACTGCGATGCATTTATGGATTTTGATGTCGAGAAGTTTGATTCGCATGTTTTTAACGAATTGCGTATGTTTCTTTTTGATTATTTTTGGATCCCCATGATGACTACACCTGAACAGATGCGCGTTGCGCGCAATGTTGTTGAGAGTCTACTTTTTCCCATTGTTGTATTCCCTGATGGAAATATGATGCGCTTTTTGCGTGGTGGTCGTTGGTCCGGTGAACCTTTGACTGCCTTGGAGAATTCACTACTTTCGATTTTGTTGTTTTATTACTGTTGCCTTCGGATGGGCTATAGTGAGGAACAAATCAAAGTAAAGTTCAAGAAAGTTTTCCTTGGCGACGACAACTACATTGGCAAACGTTTTGATCCCTTGCAGGATTTTAAGTTTGGCCTTCCTGTGTTCACGGCTGAACAGTACATATTTTTCATGCGTGAATGCAATTTCCCTATCGGCGAGCACGATGGTCGTTGGCGTCCGGTTTGGGAAACTCCTTTTTGTTCTATGACTACCAATAAGGAGAAATTTAATGGCGTTTATACTTTTACGCCTGATGTGCCCAAGATATGTTATTCGATGTCTGTTTCAAAAAGAACGATGACCTTGGGTGATAAAATGAGCAAAAGAATACAATTGTATCAATATTTGTTGTTCACTCCCTGGAGGGATGCTGCTCGAAAAGTTGTTGAAGAATTCTTCTATCTTCATTCCGCTGAAAATGATGTGGTTGAAATTTATTTCGCGAATTTCCCACCAACTCTATACAGAATGTATTTACCCGTACGACACGGTAGATCTTTAAATGTTGCAGCCAATAAAAGTCTGTTAGACGTATATCAGGAAAAAGGAATGAATTACGTTTTTGAAGGAAGAAAATATTGCGGGCCTTGGCTGAATAAAGGAAAAATTCAGGCTTCGCAGCCCGCACAACAAGATGACCCTGAACCCATCGACGAGATGGATCGCGGTTGTAAGAAGCATGATGAATGTTACGCGACGCCAGGTTCTGACCTGCTGAAATGCGATGATGACCTGGCGCTTATTGCTTCTGAACAACGCGAGTACCTGATCGAGGGTGCCATGCGGGTTCAGGCTCAATTGCGTAAGGCAGGAATTTTGTCTCAATACCAAGACGGACAATTATCAGCCTCTGATCTCCATGAAGTCGAAAGACGTGTAGATCAAATGATTTTGAAAGACGAAGAAATGCCACAACGAAAACGCAATAAACAAAAAGAGAAAACTCTTAAGAAGGTCAAGAAAGAGATCAAGGAGCTTAAGAAGATTCGACGCCGTCGCCCGAAGGCTAATGGCGCTCCGAAGAAGGGTGCGACTCACACAAAGCCCAAAACCGTCGCGCCTTTTATGGTTCAGGATACATCTATCCAACCTGGGATGAGGAAACAGAATTCCAGGACTATCCCTATACAACGCATTCCATTGCGTAGTTATGCACCAGGCACCAATGATGCTCAGGGTTTGATTTACATTTCTCAGAAGGTTTCACCGTTCATGAGTTTCAATACCGAGGAAGCTCAGGCCGCGAAGTGGTATGAACGATTTCGTGTCAAACGAATGAGAATTTGTTTTGAATCAAGTTGCCTTGCCACCTCTGGTGGTCAATTCTGGGTCCTTTATGACCCGGACGTTTCCGACAAGTACAAAGTCGGTTCTACGGCTGATTACCAGTCTCTTTCGATTTCGCAAAATCGTTTCTGGGTTAGGCCGTATTTTCAAGAGAAGAAGTTTGCTACTGAATGGCTTTCACGCAAACAATTAGGGTGGATTTCAACTCCCCAACAAGATTTTGAACAAAATCTTCGTTATGCCGGTCAGTTCGTGATCGGTAATTCTCTTGCTCCCGGTACCTCTGCGCAACTTGGTCAGTTCTTCCTCGAAGTTGAATTCGAATTTGTCGATCGAAATGCAGAGTATGACATTGATATGTTGACCTATTGTCATAATGGTTGGGTCAACACTGATTCTACCTATGTCATGGATGACAATTTGATTTTGGGCGATCTTAGCTTTGGGAACATTGATGAGATTTATGGTATTAAGCTTTTTACCGATGGTACTAATATATATGCCCAATTTTCTGTTCCTGGTGATTATTTCTTTTCGTTTGCTAGTTCACCAGGTAAAGCTTATTCAGTGGCCCCTACGTACCTGGCCACTGATGGCAATTGTGCCGTTTTCGCGTTTGGAACTGGCCTTAATGGCACTAATGGCACATTGCAGGTTGGTTGGATCCGGAAGACGGTTGATTTAGGCACCACTGCCACCGTCACCATGAGTTTGGGTGAATGGGCTACGACTTCGGTCGGTGCTACTTCATATAACGAAATCCAAATTTTCAGGGCACCACTTAGGGTGGCACAACACACCTTTGATGGTACGATTCCTGAAGGGCGGCCGACAAATTTCGCAAATATAATTAGTCAAGTTATGCGTCGCATGACCATTGATCGTTTGCCGCCCACTCCCAAGAAAGATTTGCTTCAGGGCAAACTTATCAAGGAAGGTAAAGCTGAGATCATCAAGGATGGTAAAACGGAAATTTGTGAAAAACAGGTTTTGTTTCCCAATACTGATGTTGCCGATACGGCTTCGCCTTTTAAAGGAAAAATCGTTATCCCAGAATTTCCCAAACTCGACCCATCTGATGCGAAGATGTTGATGGAGATGAATCTTTACAAATCTTATGTTTCAGAATGGCGTGAGAATCGTCAGCTCACAGTTCCTGCTTATTTGTTCTCTGTTCCAGAGAATACTGACGAAGAAGTCATTGACGTATAGCCGAGTGCTTGGTTGTCAGCAATTGTTATTGCTTGGCGTGCACCATGCAGTATTTCACTGCTGGCGTAAAAAGGTTTGCCCTTTTCCATTCATCACTTGGAAGCATTAACC